GGTTCTTATAAGAGTTGAAAAAATAATTAATGAAGGTCGAGATAGTCAATGGAGAACATCAGTTACGCATAGCGTACCCGCTTCTTGGATTGACACTAAAGACCTTGATAAATTGCCGATAGTAACTAAAGGTTAAACGGAGATAAATATGTCATTAACATTAGTTAAAAATCCTAAGTTCAAAAAAGCTGTTGAATACAGCTATGAGGACAAGGAAATAAACTTTAAACAGTTTATGAAAAAAGCAAGACAGTATCATGACTTGCATCACAATTTAGGAAAGAAGAAAGCTGACAGAGAGCAATTGCATTGGAAAGATGAATTGTTTGCAGTTATCAATCCTAAAGACCTAAACAAGTTTGCTGACGCAGTGGGTTTCTACTGCGGAAGCGAATTAGAAGTCTTGGAGCGTATTACTAGAACTAAAGTTTTAGTCTACGCTTCGGGTTATTGGGTAAATATAGGTTCTTAAAATGCGTTTACGTTTAAAAGGACACTGTATCTACGGAACGTTTCTCGGTTACAAGGACAGTAATCGAGAGTACGTTCTTTTCTTAGATGAAGAGACCAACAAGACCAAGACTTATCATAAGTCTAAGGTCGAAAAAGCTTACGAGAAGCTACCATGAACTTTGTGCTTGTATTCCCTAAATTAGAATATCGTAGTCCCATTCTGTTTTTGGAGTACAAGCCAAGTTTAAAAAAACCACATGGACGTACTAAAGCGCACACACGTAAGCGCCAAATGATCTTTCAGAAAAATTTAAATATCAAAGTTACTGATTTTGATATTTATATTTGTCATGGTTGTAATAATGAATTTAAAAGTAATAGAAAGAAAAAGTTTTGCAAACCTGAGTGTCGTCCTTATTTTGGAGAAAAAGGTTATGCACTTCACAAAACAATAGTTCCGTACAACGATGTACGGACAACGGGTTCTCATTTTTATTCCTATGACCCTGAGTGCTATGGTGTTGCTAAAGTTATGCCTGAGTATATATCTGATAGACCTTATATTTGGGAAAATACTTATGAGATAGATACGATAATAGAACAAGAATTGCCTTCTCCTAAATATTCTAATGGAGAATATCATGTTAACAGGAGACACAAACCTTACTTCGGTTATTACTACAACCGCATTAAAAGAAAGAAAAAAGATAAATTACTAGAAGGTTTGAGAGACCTTTTCAGTAAGATTTCTTTTTATTAATTGTCTACGGGACTCCAAAGCTTTAGTTTTCTCAGTTAACTGCTTCAATTCATCGTCAGTTTTCTTGAGTAATATCGTTAAAGCTTGGCACTCTTGCCATTCAAATTGACTCATAATGCGACTATTATACCGCTAATACGACTAATTTTGTAAAGCTACTACAACTATTAATGCAACTAGAAGGGCATTAGTCATCATAAGAGAACAGAAGAGAGCCGTATGATACCAAACCCAGCGATGTTTATAGATGTTATGAACCGATAATCTTAGGTCTTCATCTGATAAATAGTTTTCTTCATCATTTTCCATTAGCTATCTCACTGTATTTTTGATCTAAAAAATCTTTGTTTTTTTCTACGTATTCTTCATACGATAATCTTTCTTCCCCATAAGCTTTTCTTTCATCACAATTATCTAGCCACATACCAAGTAAAAAGTTTCTCCAGTCTGCTCTTTTACTCATACTAAATAAATCTCTAAATTCCACACGAATATAAATATGATTGCTAACAATAGTAAAATTATAAAGTCTTTTGGCTCTTTCATGTTTGTTTCTCTTGGTATTCAATTTCAGTAAAAATATCGTAAAACAGTGCGGGGGGTATCATACTTTTCTGATAAGCATTATCTCTACCTTGTGTTCCAGTTCTTGAACCGCGTGGTGCTGGTTGATGGTGGCAATCAGTGTTTCCATTCCAACACATTGGTCTAGTTTCAAAATCATAATTAGACCAAATGTCAGTAGGTTTCATTCTATCGTCTCCATAACTGCAATATGTAACTGTCTTTCTAAACTTGTGTTCGTCCATGATTGGCAGTTTTCTCAACTTACCGCGTGGGTTCTCTATAAAATAATATTTAGGATCAAATTGACGAATTAGTTCATTCATAAATATTACAATCTCCATTCCATACACCGCCTGGCCAGATTTGGGAGTGTGGTCTTTGTTCCAATGTTTACCAATAGAACCTACAGAAAAGAATGTGCATGGTGGACTCGCCCAGATAATATCTGGTTTACCAAATTCATCTAATACTTTGTCGCTGTCGAAATCAAAAATGTCGCAAACTTGGTCTATCTTTTCAAATGCTTCATGGTCTGTTGTATATGTCTCATGACCCATTTTTTCAGCAACCTTGCTAAAACTTCTGCTACCCGCAAATAATTCTAATGTTTTCATTTACCTTGACCGCGATAACGCTTAAATGATCTACGGCGATTTTTATTCATTGTAGATGTGCCTATATTTTTATGATTACCTTGTGATGTTTTTTTACCACGCGAACCAATCTTGGTTTCTCGATGTGTGCTTTTAAATTTTACTGGCATATTCGAGTGAGAGTGCTTCTACGTTAGGGGAGAAGTATGAATTGAAGAAACACTCTCGACTCTAGTATCTAGTTGATACTTTGCAAAGTTTATCAGACTATCTACTAATCTTTTTGTTTCTGGAGTCAAACCAACGTTATCTCCAGTTTTTAAATATATTGCTATGTGATGTTTTAACCTATCAATGTGCTTATCATCTGTAGCATGGTGTTCTGTCATAGAGTCTAAGCTGTCCCAGGCCAGAAGCTTTAAGTCATTTGCATTAATCATTTTCTATGACTCCCGGAACGGGTTCTCCGCGTTGCTCTACAAAATGTTTTTCTCTTAGCTCTTTACAAAAACTTTTAAGTTCTTTGGTTGATTGTGCGGGACACCAAACAGTTACCCGAACTAATCCTTTTTCTTTTTGACGTATGAAATGTCTTTCTTGATGTTTAAACTTTGTATTCATTTGGATTTTCTAAAATGTGGTCAGTGATTTCTCTTACTACGTTTTGATGTATGTCTTTATGTAACAAGCGAATATCAGTTAGTTCTAATGTAAAGAGAGGAATTAATTCATCATAACCATTAAACCAAAAGCGAACACATCTTGAATAACCATCAAGGTTAGTTAGTGTGTCGCTTTTTACAACTTTTGTGTCTTGTTTAAATTTAGAATAAATTACTCGTCTCCGATAAGTAGTCGATTATACGCGAGGACAAAACAAATAGTCAAACTAGGTTTGCAAGTTAATATACTATTTGCTATCTATTCATGAGATAATTCCACGTAGAGCAGAGCGACAGCGCACGAACAAATCAACACATAAACAGATAAAAGGTTAATAAATTAATTTATTGATCCTTTTTGTATTAATTAAGAGTAATTATGGCGGGTAGACCTAAAAAAACTTTGAATAAAAAGGACGCAGAGAAAATTACTGAACTCGCGTCAACTGGACTTGGAATTATGGATATTTGCCGTAGTTTGGGGATTTCATGGGACGTATTCAATAGAGAACGTAATAATAAATCGTATATATCGGACGCTTTAAAAAAAGGAGAAGCACTTGGACGAAAAGCCATAGTATCAAGTCTGTACCAAAATGCTCTAAATGGGAGCGTCCCATCTCAGATATTTTGGCTAAAAAATAAGGGGGGAGAAGGAGAATGGCAAGACAAACAAGAAACTGAGATAAAGATCAATTTAAAAGAAATTATCGGGGAAGCACAAAATAGAGTTGCTCAACATAATCTCAACGAGAATGTTATTGAAGGAGAATATGCTGATAAATCAACAGATACAGACAGCGTCCGCCTTGTTGCTAACAAGGAAGACATAAAACAAACCAATTTAAAATGATAAATCGTTATTCTTACTCTCCGTCGCTTTATCATTTATTCGGGGGAGTCAAATCTTCTCTCTTGACCCCCCCGATTTTTGTCGACCCCCCACGTCCGAGCTATCTACGAACTAAAATTTTTATATTTTTTAAATAAAGGTTAGTACAACTATATGAAAGGATCAAACTACGAAGCTCAATTAATGCAAGACATTTGGAGCGCAGAGATAAAAGACTCTCCACTTAAATTTGTTAAGTATGTGTTTGACTGGGGAAAGAAGGACACCCCCCTTGAAGAATTTACTGCACCAAGAAAGTGGCAAGAAAAAATTTTGCGAGATATGGAAGTACATATACAGCGTAACAACGGAAAGGTTGATTACGAAATGTTTAGACAAGCAATAGCTTCTGGAAGGGGAATAGGTAAGTCAGCGTTAGTGGCCTGGTTAATCATCTGGTTTTTATCAACAAGATTAGGTTCAACTGTAATTGTTACTGCAAACACCGAAAGCCAACTTAGGTCTAGAACTTGGGCGGAACTAGGTAAGTGGTTAACATTAGCAATTAACGGACATTGGTTTAAAAAAACAGCAACTACACTTAGACCAGCAGACTGGTTTGAAGAAGCTCTTAAAAGAGATTTAAAAATAGACACTGGCTATTATTATGCAATGGCATCACTTTGGAGCGAAGAAAATCCAGATGCTTTTGCGGGTATTCACTCAAGCTATGGAGTAATGTTAATAATGGACGAAGCAAGTGGTATACCAGAAAGTATTTTTTCAGTTAGTGAAGGTTTCTTTACAGAACCAACAAAAGATAGATATTGGTTTACTTTTTCTAATCCAAGAAGAAACACAGGTGCTTTCTATGAAAGTTTTAATAGCAAACAAGCTTTTTGGAAAACCGCACAGATAGACAGCAGAACTGTCGAAGGCACTGACAAAAAACAGTTAAATGATCTTGTAGAACAATATGGAGAAGATAGTTCTGTAGCTAAAGTAGAAGTTAAAGGAGAATTTCCGTCAGCAGATGAAGATACTGTTATAGGTTTAGATTTGATTAAGTCAGCAGTTGATAGAGATGTTGCGCTGACAACATCTGTACCAATTGTCTGGGGATTAGATGTTGCAAGAACAGGAAAAGACAAATCTGCTCTAGCTATAAGACAAGGAAACACGTTGTTAGAAATAAATACTTATAATTCTCCAGACTTAATGC